GGCATCCTGAGCTGGAAACTCGATTCCAACCAGCAGGGGATGTACGAGTGGTTCAAGACGGCGCGCGTCGGGAACCAGATTCTCGTGGCGAACGCCTCCCGGCAGCTCGGAAAGTCGTGGTTCGCGCTCGTTCTGTGCCTCGAATTCGCGATTCAGAACCCCGGCAGCCAAATCAAGTACGCCGCGCAGACCGCGAAGCAGGTGCGGAAGATTCTCAAACCCCACTTGCGGGAGCTTTTGGCCGACTGCCCGCTCGAACTGCGCCCGAAGCTGCACTCGCAGGACGGCGAGTACCGTTTTCCGAACGGCTCGGTCCTCACGATGGCCGGCTGCGACCGCGACAACGTGGAAACCCTGCGCGGACAGCACGCGCACCTCGCCGTGGTGGACGAGGGCGGGGCGATCGATGACCTCGAATACGTGGTGGACGGCGTTCTGCTGCCCCAGACGCTGAACACCGACGGGCGAATCCTCATCATCAGCACGCCGGCAGCGTCGCCGGGCCACCCGTTCAAGCACTACTGCGACAAGGCGGAGGAAACCGGGGCGCTCATCGAGCGAACCATCTACGACAACCCGCGGATCAGCGAATCGACCATCGAAAAGCACAAGCGTTCGTCCGGCGGCGAGCACGGGACGACGTGGCTGCGCGAGTACATGGTGCAGCACGTCACGGATTCCGAGTCCGCGGTCTTCCCCGAGGCGACGCGCGAGCGCCTGAAGGCCACCACGCTGAAGCTGCTGCACCCGCTCGACGTTTCGTACCGCCCCCGGTACTTCACCACGCTCATCTGGATGGACCCGGGGTGGTCGCCCGACTTCTGCGGGATGCTCTGGGCCATCTGGGACTTCCAGAACGCCCGAATCATCATCGAGGACGAGTTCGTGATGCGCCGGATGGACACGGCGGTCGCCGGGCAGGTGCTTCGGAAGCGAACCGACGACCTTTGGGGCAAAGGCCACTTCCCGTATCAGGCGGTGAGCGATCTCGACGGCCGTTTGCTCGCGGATCTCGCGAAAGAGGGGTGGAATTTCATCCCGACGCAGAAGGACAACCTCGATCAGGCCATCAACCACTGCCGGCTCTCGATTTCCGGGCAGACCATTCCGGTTTTCACGCATCCGCGGGTCACGGGCTTCCGCCGGCAGTGCGAAAACGCCACGTGGAACAAGAACCGGACGAAGTTCACGCGCAACCAGCTCGACGGGCACTTCGACCTCGTGTCGGCCTTCATCTACGGGCGCCGGAACCTCCCCACGTGGCACAATCCGATGCCGCACGCGCCGAACATCCGCCCGGGCCACGGACTTGCGCCGTTCGAGGAGCCGAAGGTCAGCGGGCTGGGTCAGGCCATGAAGAAGATTTTTCAGCTACGGTAAAACCATGGATTCCCCCGCCAACGGCACGCCTCCCACGCCCGCAGCAGCCGGCGTGACCTCGAAGACGAAGCCGGAAGAGACGTACTTCGCGAATCTCCCCGATACGCTGATCGGTGACGCCATCTGGGAACGGAAGCGCGACTACGAGAAGTTCCTGAAGCAGTCCGGCCTGTTCGCGCTCTACCGGAAAATGCACTGGCGGTACTACGGCCACGACGTGGACTCGCAGTTCACGACGCACGGCATCGGAGCCGACGGGAAGCAGGGCGAGCTGCACGTTCTGCGCATGAACCACCTGCGCAGCATCGTCACCAGCTGGCTGAACATGGTGCGCAGCCAGCGGCCCGCGGTGACGCCGGTGGCGATCAACGACGACTACGAGTCCGAGCTCGAAGTGAAGCGCGGCAAGGCGCTGCTGGACCACCAGCGCGGCCCGTCGGGCGCGTGCATCGAGGCGCGGGAGACGGAGGCGCGGGAGTTCGCCGGCCTCTACGGCGCGGGCTTCCTGCTTCAGCTGTGGAACGAGAAGCTGGGCGAAGTCGAGATGCCGACCGCGCAGCAGGCGGGGATGGAGCTGGAGCCCGGCGAGGACCTCGAAGAGCCGGAGCGCGCGGGCGACCTCGAAGCGTGGGCGCTGTCGCCCATCGACACCTTCTTCGACCCGCGGCGGAAGGACACGAAGTTCCCGTGGATCCTCTGCCGCATCTGGAAGCAGCGGCACGACCTCATCGCCCGCTTCCCGGCGTTCCGCGAGCAGATCCTCCAGATGAAGACGCAGACGGAGGCCGACGGGACCGACGGCATCGACTTCTCGTTCGCGATCATGAAGACCGCGGACTCCTCCGAGAAGAACCTGAAGGACGAGCTCCCGCTGTACGTGCTGCTTCACCAGCGGACGGAGGCGGTGCCGGACGGGAAGCAGGTCTTCCTGCTGGACGCGAAGACCATCCTTCGGTCGGGCCCGCTCGGGTACAAGAAGCCGCCGATCCGCCGCCTCGCGCCGGCGAACATCGACCGGACCCCGTTCGGGTACTCGCCCGCGTGGGACCAGCTGGCGCCGCAGGAAGCGCACGACTCGCTCTCGACCATCGCGCTCACCAACGCGCGGACGTTCGGCCTCGGGGTGATGACGAGCCCGAAGGGCAGCGACGTGGAGCTCGAACAGATTTCCGACGGGCTGGTGCTGCTGCCGTACACGCCCGGCATGGACGCGCCGAAGCCGGTGGCGATGCCGACGACGCCGGATCAGGTGTTCGCGTTCCGCGAGCAGCTCATCGGGGAGCAGGGCACCATTCTCGGCATCAACAGCGTCATCCGCGGCGACCCGGAAGCTTCGCTGAAGTCGGGCTCAGCGCTCGCGCTGGTGCAGGCGCAGGGCGTCCAGTTCTCCAACGACTTTCAGGAGAACGACGTGCGCTTCATCGAGGAGCACTCCCTCGACACCATCGAAATCTGCCAGCTGTTCATGGACGACGAGCGGAAGTTCGAAATCGTCGGCACGCACGTCGCTTCGCTCACGCTTCCCTTCTCGGGGAAGGACCTCAAGCGCATCACGCGCGTGCGCGTGCAGGTGGTGAACCCGCTGTCGAAGACGCTCGCGGGCAAGGTGCAGATGGCCGACACGCTGGCGGAACGCTTCGGGCAGGCGCTGACGCCGGGCGACTACTTCCAAGTGCTGGAGTCGGGGAACGGCGATCACCTCACGAAGCGGCTCCAGCAGAAGGCCGCGATGATCGAGCGCGAGAACGAGCTCCTCGCGCAGGGCTTCGGACCCATCCCCACCATCCCGGGCCCGGACGGGAAGCCCATCCCCCAGCGCGCGCCCCCGGGGCCGAACGGCGAGGAGCCCACGTACGTGGTGGTGCTCATCACCGACGACCACCGCGCGCACGTGAAGAAGCACCTCGAAGTGCTCGACAACCCCGCCATCCGCGGCAGCACCAACCCGCTCGCGATGAAGGTGGTGAAGGCGACGCTCGACCACGTGGACGAGCACGAGAAGATGCTCGCCCAGCTCACCGTGCTCCGCCCCGGCCTGCTGGAGCTCACCGAGCAGGCGCCCCTTCAGGCGGCGCTTCCCCCTCCGCCCGCGCCCGAGCAGCCCGGCGCTCCGGGTGGCAAGCCCGCGCCGAAGCCGCCGCAGAGCCAGCCCGGCGCGACCCTCCAGCCGAAGCCGGCGGGGGCCGATCACCAGCCACGAATGCCGTCGATGCCGAACAACCCCAGCACCGGGCACCCGAACGAAGCGCCCGGACCTCACTAAAGGAAGCCCATGCCGACCCCTGCTGCCCCCGTCGCTCCCGCCGCGCCCGCTGCCCCCGCAGCTCAGACGCCCAGCGCCGCGCCGGTGAAGGCAAACCCCGTCGTCCCGTCGAAGATCCCCAGCCACTCCGCGCCCGCCGACAAGGGCGCCACGCCGAAGCCGGAGGGCACCACTCCTCCGCCGGCCGCCCCCGTGAAGTTCAAGCGGAAGGAGAAGATCGACGGGCAGGAGGTCGAGCTCGAAGCCGACGAGGACGCGCTGTGGGCGGCGTACCGGAAGGAGCGCACCGTCAACCAGCGCTTCGAGCAGGTGGCCCAGCAGCGGAAGGAAATCGAGGCCGAGCGGCAGCGCGTGCAGGACATGTACAGCGAGCTGAACGACCCGACCGGGGAGAAGCTGCTGGCGCTGTACATGAAGCAGAACCCGAACGCCGATCCGGTGGAGGTGCTGTCGTCCATCCTCCAGAAGCGGCTGGCGGAAGAGGAGCAGCTGAACGACCCGAACATCCGCGAGCGCCGGCGGCTGGAGGCGGAGAACAAGACCTTCAAGGAGCGCGAGGCGGCGCAGAAGCGCGAAGCCCAGCTCGCGCGCTTCGAGCAGGAGAAGCAGGTCGCGCTGAACGAGCTGGCCACCACGTTCGGTGAGGCGCTCCAGCTGACGAAGCTGCCGCAGTCGGACACGGTGATGACGCTGATGGCGAAGGCGGAGCACACCAACCGGCAGAACGGCTGGAAGCTCACGCCCCAGCAGTTGGCCAAGGCGACGGAGAAGGAGGTTCACGGGCTCATCGAGGCCATCGTGGGCAACCCGAACGCCACCGACGACCAAGTGCTCGACGCGTTCCCGGCGCTGACGAAGCGGATCCACAAGGCCATCGTCGCCCGGTACAAGGCGCGGCAGTCCGCGGGCCAGCAGCTCACCCCCAGCGACCTCACCCCGCGGGCGAAGCAGCCGAGCGCGGAGGAGCAGCCGAAGCCGCGGGTGGTGAACTCGAAGGAAGAGCACGAGGCCTACAACCTCGGCCGGCGCAGCCTCCGCACCATCTGACCCGCCCACCGCCGGTGGTGGGGCTGGAAACAACCGGCGGATGAGGCCCGGACGCCGCTACCCCCGCGGCTCCGGGCCTTGCAGTTCTTGACGCGGCGCAGAAAGCGCGCGTACTCTTTTCCACGTAGCTCGCAGGCCCGTTGTCGATCGCGCAGGGAAGTTCGCCCACCCGACAGGGAGCGGACCCCACCCGAGGCGAGAGGACGGTCACCGAGGAGCCGGCAGTCCCGCGGTTTCGCAGTGCCCAACCCTTTCCTTCGGAGTGCGTAGACCATGGCAGATACGGTGACGGATGTTTCCAAGCTGAACGGCTGGTTCAAGGACCTCCACGGCAAGTTTCAGGACCTCATCCCCGAGGTCGCGAAGCTGGAGGGGATGATCGGCCCGATCGTGAAGGCCCAGAAGGTCGGCCGGAACTTCCTCTTCCCGGTCGAGCTCTCGCTCCCGCAGGGCGTGACGTACGCCGCGGCCGGCGCTGGCGCGTTCGCCTTCGAGGACACGATCCCGGGCGAAATGAAGGAGGCCACGATCGACGGTTCGCAGATCGTCGTGTCGGACATCCTCGACTACGAGTCGGCGGCGAAGGCGGTGGAGGAGGGTGACGCGGCCTACGGCTCGGCCGGCGACCGGCTGGTCAAGCGGATGCGGAAGGCCGGCCACAAGCGGGTCGAGCTCTCGCTGTGGTACGGCCAGTCGTGGCTGGCGCAGATCGCCAGCGTCTCGACGGTCGGCTCCACCCGCGTCTGCGTCATCAAGACGGCGGAGTGGGCCACCGGCATCTGGACGGGCATGAAGAACATGCGCGTGGACGTGTACACGACCAGCGCGCTGAGCAACAGGGTCGGCACGGGCGCCACGCTGGTGGTGGACTCGGTGGACGTGGCGAACCGCACGATCGTGCTCTCGGGCACGGACTTCGCGTCGGTGCTCGCGGACCACTACATCGTCCCGCGCAACTCGGTCGGCAAGGACATGGCCGGGGTGAACAAGATCGTCACCAACACCGGGTCGCTGTTCGGCATCTCCGCGGCGTCGTACGAGCTGTGGGCCGGCAACAGCTACACGTGCAGCTCGCAGGCGTTCACGCTGAAGCGGCTGAACGACGCGATCTGCGACGCGGTGGGCAAGGGGCTCGACGAGAAGGTGACGGTGTTCGTCTCCACGCGCACGTGGGGCAACCTCTGCACCGATCAGGCGGCCCTGCGGAAGTACGACGCCAGCTTCGGCAAGAAGGCCGAGAACGGCTTCCGCTCGCTGTCGTTCGCGAGCCAGAACGGCGAGTGCGAGATCGTCCCGCACACCATCGTGAAGGAAGGCGAGGCGTGGGCGCTCCCCGTCGATCGCTTCCTGAAGATCGGCGCGCAGGAGATGTCGTTCGACGTGCCGGGCCGCGGCGAGCAGTACTTCGACAACGCGACCAACAGCTCGGGACAGGCGCTCGCCGGCTACCGCCTGATGATGTACGGCCACATGGCGATCATCCACGGCGCCCCCGGCATGTGCACCAAGATCACCAACATCGTGAACAACTGATCGTGCGGTAAGCGAGGGCCCCACCTGAATTTGCGGTGGGGCCCTCGATTCCTTCCACGAGCACCCGGAGCGAACGATGCCCGCCAACCCCCAGAACTACAGCATCACGCTTCAGGTGCCGCGGGGCGTCATCCCCGACGCGGCGACCGACAAGCGCGACGCCTGCCTCGCGATCGCCCGGGTGTTCGAGGCGATGGCCGGCGGGATGGCGCCCGGGCAGCCCGGCGACACGCTGGCGACCCTGACCACCGGCCCGACCGCCACCAACCTCGCGGAGGCCACCGGCACGCTGACGCTCGCCTCGGTGGCGGACGGCAACACCGCGGTCATCAACGGGGTGACGTTCACCGCCGTGGCCGCGGCGCCGACGGAAGGCCAGTTCCTCGACAGCGGCACGGACGCCGCCGACGCGACCGACCTCGTGCGCGCGATCAACACCCACACGGCCACCTCCGCGCTCGCGGTGAAGGCCTGCAACCTCGCGGGCACCATCGCCCTCGCCTCCGTGCTGGCCGGCGACTACGTGGACATCGACGGCATCCGGTTCACCGCGTTCCCGGGCACGTCCCCCGACCGCGTGGACACGTTCGACATGAGCGGCAGCAACACCGCGGACTGCACCGCGCTGGTCGCGAAGATCAACGCCCACCCCGTCCTCTCCCGCCGGGTGCTGGCGGTGGACGGCGGCGCGGGCACGCTGACCCTGCGCCAGAAGAACGACGGCACCGCCATCCCGGTGTCCGCGTCGAGCTCCACGTTCACGGTGGTGGCGCTGGCCGCGGTCGCGGTCGTTCTCGTGACCGCCCAGATGCCGGGCAGCATCGGCAACGCGATCACCACGACCGCGACGGGCAACGTCACGGCGGGCGCGGCGAAGCTCTCCGGCGGCGGCGGCGGGCAGGGCCGGTCGGTGTACCTGCTGGTCCCCTGAGGGCACGATGGACAACTTCGATCTCGACGGCGCGGTGCAGGGCGAGGTGCAGGACCTCATCGCCCGGATGCGCGCGAAGCGCCTGTCGGCGGAGCTGCCCCTGCCCGAACAGGCTCCCGCGGAGCCGGCGGAGCCCGGAGCGGACGAGAGCGGCGACCTTGCCGCCCTCGAATCGATGCTCGAACCGGGGTGACCCATGCCGCAGTTCGACTGTGACGAGCTCCTCGCCACCCTGAAGGTGCGCGGGCAGATCCCGGTCAGCGCCGGCACGTGGACCGCCGCCAACCTCCTCAAGGCGATGTCGGACCACGCGGACGTGTGGCTGGAACCCCTGCTCATCAAGGCGAAGGGCGAATACAACGTCCTCGTTCAGGATCTCCCGTACGTCGTCGGGCAGGCCGACTACCGGCCGTCGTACCGCGCGGCCGCCATCCGCGAGGTGTCTCGCCTCCGGTCGGACGGGTACGAGTCGCCCATCGACGAGCTCACGCCCCCGCAGCGAACCGGGCTGTACGTGCAGCCGTCCCGACAGGGCGTCCCGATGTTCTACTCGTGGAAGACCGGGGTGCTGACCCTCTGGCCGACCCCGGGGCAGACGGGCGACAGCGTGCGGGTGAAGTACCACGCGCGGATGAACCGGATGGTGAGCGCGGCGGACGCCTGTGTCATCACCGCGATCAACGCCGGCGCCGGCTCGGGCGGCAGCACCCGCCTCACGGTCGCGCTGGCGTCCACCGGCGCGGGCAGCATCCCCGCGGCGATGACCACCGGGGCGGGGCTCACCCAGAAGATGGACATCATCCGGGGCACGCCGCCCTTCGACCTGATGGCCTTCGACCTGACCCCGGCAGCCGCGTGGACCACCGGCGGCACGTCCATCGACATCGCCGCCGCCAGCCTGCCGTCCAGCCTCGCGGTGGGGGACTACATCGCCGCGTTCCGCCAGACCCCGGTCCCGAACATGCCCCCGGAGCTGCACATCTGCGCGGCGCTGCGCGCGGCCGCGTCGGCGGTGGGCAGCAAGGGCGACAAGACCCTCGCCGCGTCGCTGCTGGAGGAGGCGGCAGCCACCGAGGCGTCTCTCCTCACCGGCATTCTGGAGCCCCGCAGCAAGGGCAACGTGCACCGCATCGTCTCCCGGCGGTTCCGATGAGCAACAGCGACCTCCCCAAGATGGCCTTCCGGGGCCTCGTGACGAACCCGAACGAGCTCGCCATCACGGGCGACGGCGCGATGCGGGCGTTCGTGAACGGCATCCTCACCCGTCCCCAGCTGGCGCAGAAGCGGCGCGGGACGAAGTGGAACGCGACCAACACGACGCCGATCAACAAGTTCTTCAACTACGACGGCTCCCTCCTGTTTCACTGCGGCGCCGGCACGCTCAAGACGCTGGCGGACGGCACCATCACCGCCCTCCCGGGCGCGGTGAACGTCACCCCGCCGTCGGGCCGCCTGCGCAGCTGCATCGCAGGGAAGAACCTGTACCTCGCGGGCACCGTCCCGTGGCGCGTCTCGGGCGCGGCGAGCACCCCCGTTGCGGCCGGCGGCCTGTACGCGCCCGGCTTCGACCCGGTGTTCACGCGCTTCATCAACGGGGCGGCGTCCGCCGTGGTCGTCCCCGACGGCAAGGTCATCGCCTACCGCTACGTCTTCGGGCTCACCGACGCGAAGGAGAACCTCCACCTCGGAGAGGTCAGCGGGCGGCTGGTGGTGGCGAACGCCACGGGCAGCACGCAGGACGTGGTGCTCCGCGCCATCGTCCCGAGCACGGCCACCACGTCGCACTTCATCCAGTTCTACCGATCGGCCGCCGCCGACGCGACCCCCGACGACGACCTTCAGCTGTGCTTCGAGCGCCAGCTCACCGCCGACGACATCTCCGCGGGCTATGTGGAGCTCACCGACATCACGCCGGAGCAGCTGCGCGGCGCGTACATCTACACCGCCCCGAACGCCGCCGAGGGCATCGGCCAGAACAACCGCGCGCCGCCGGGGTGCCTCGAAGTCTGCGCGCACGCGGGGCGGGTGCTCTACGGCAACACCACCCAGCCGGCCGAGTTCCTGTTCCGCATCCTCGCGGTCGCTGGGTCCGAGGGCATTCAGGACGGCGACGTGCTGCGGTTCGCGGGCCTCTCCAGCCCGTTCAGCATGACCGCGGTGCGCGACTTCCCCGCGATTCTCACGCGCGTGGCGAACGTCGTCTCCGTCGTCACCACCGGCAACCACGGGTACTCGACCGGCGACTACGTGATGGTCCACACCGGCTCGGACATCTTCGGCATCGGCCCCTTCCAAATCACGGTCACGGGCGCCACCGGCTTCACCTACGCCGAGGTGGCGGCCGACGCGGTGCTCGCGGATCAGGCGGTGACGCGCGTGGCGGCCGGCGGGCCCACGGCCGGCACGTACGTGGTTCGCACTGCCGGGACCACCTCGAAGAACCTCGAAGAGACGGCGCTGAACCTCGTGGCGGCGATCAACAAGTACGCCTCCAACACCGGCGTCTGGGCGCAGTACGTCTCTGGGCCCTTCGATGTGCCCGGGGAGATTCTCATCCGCGGGCGCACCGCGGCGGTCACGTCCTTCGTGGTGAACGCGGGCGCGGGCAGCAAGCGCGACTGCTTCTCACCGCAGCTGCTGCCGGTGGCGCACACCGTCAACCTCGTGCGCACGCTCGGGACCACGGTCACCGCGACCGTCACCTCCGGCACGCAGTCGTTCAAGGTCGGGGACCAGATTCTCATCAGCCCCGGTGGCACGGGCAGCGGCGGCAGCGTGTTCGGCGCGGGCCCGTTCACGATCGCAGGCGTGGGCTCGACGAACTTCGTCTACTTCGAGTCGGGCACGAACGGCACGCTCAACGCGCAGACCGCGACCATCACCCCGCAGGACGTGGGGGAGTCCACGGTCGAGCAGAAGCCGAACCGCATCTACTTCTCGAAGCCCGGCGAGTTCGAGGCCGTGCCGCGTGCGTCGTGGATCGACGTGGGCTCGGCCGAGTTCGGCATCAAGGCCATGCTCTCGCAGCGCGGGCAGGTCTGGGTGTGGAAGGAGGAGGGCGTCTTCCGCGTGGTCGGCACGGACGCGGAGTCCTTCGACTGGGAGGCGGTGGACCCAAAGTGCCCTCTCCGCGCCACCGAGTCGGTGGTCCTCTTCCGCAACCGCTGCTGGGGCCTCACCGAGCGCGGTGTCTGCGCGGTGTCGGAGACGGGCATCGAGGTGATGTCGGCGGCGATCGCGGACGACCTCCAGCGCGCGTGGCAGACGGTGAAGAACGACGCCGCGGCGCTGGAAACCGCCGGGTACGGCACCATCAGCTTCGAGCTCGATGCGTTCGGCTGCGCCTACGAGTCGGACGCCAACTACATCCTCCACATCCCGAGCGAGTTCGCCCTCGACGGCAACCCGTCTCTCGACGCGGCCGGGAAGTACGGGGGCTGCCAGCTCGCGTACGTGTACAACGTCGATTCCGGCGGCTGGTCGATGTGGGACTGGGGGCTCAACGCCATCACCGGCACCGCGAACGCGAAGCGCTGCGCCATCGTGAGCACGCTCGACGACAAGCTGTACATCGGGGACGGCTTCAACGGGACGGGCGCGGACGCATACATCTTCCGCGAGCGAAAGCTGCTGTACGCCACGGGGTCGTCCAGCGACTATCGCGACACCACCGCGCGCCACGAGACGTACGAGCTCGCCGGCACGAACGGCTCCACGACGGTGCAGGCCCGGACCACCAGCGGCAACCCGAGCACCTTCGAGGTGGGCGATCAGCTGCTGCTGAGCAACCCCACCAGCGACTTCCCCGCGGGCCCGTTCGTGGTGACCAGCGTGGGCGTTCCGAACAACACGTACTTCACGTACCAGAACAGCAAGCCGGCGGTCGGCAACCCCACCGCCACTAACCGCGTCTTCTTCCAAGAGCGCGGCGTGTCGGCGACGTGGGCGTGGGTGCTCCAGACGCAGGCCGCGCCCGATCGGGAGAAGCGGTGGGACGAGCTCAAGTTTGTGTTCGCCCAGCGGGAGCAGTATTTCCCGACCAACCGGCTCAACTCGCAGGTGGACTTCAACCTCGCGCTCGCGAACGAGACGGCCTCCGTCGCGGCTTTCTCGGTCCCGTCGCAGGGAGGACAGGTGTCCCGCGTCTGGCCCGACTCCGACGTAGCGCGCGGGACGCGGCTGCTGGTCACCATCACCCACAGCACCATCGACGAGGCGTTCGACCTCGCCGGCATCGGCGTCAAGGCCGAGGTGCTGAACGGAGCCAGCACGCGATGAGCGCCCCGCTGATGCACCTCGACGTGGACGACCTCACCTCGATGAACGGAGGGGAGCCGCTGCCCGCGTGGGCGGTCAAGATCCTCGACGCGCACAATCGCAACGTGGACGCCTTGTCCGAGCTCCGAGGCGGCTCGCGCACCCACCGCGCCGAGGTCCGGCTCGTCACGAAGACGCCGGCCAGCGACAGCTTCGACCCTCCCCTCCGCGTTGCCTGTCCGTTCCAGCCGACCATGGTGAAGGTGACCCGTGTGCGCAACCTCACCGACATCAACGCGGCGCAGTCGCTCACCGTGTCGGTGGACTGGATTCTGGCGGGCACCGACGCGCTGCTGATTCGCGCGATGCCGGGCCTCGACGACGGCGTGGCGTACGCCATCACGCTGGAGCTCACGCGATGATCGCCCTGATCGCCGCGCTCGTGGTCGGGCAGGTCGTCCTGAAGGACGAGGGGACCACGCTCGGCCCGGTCAACTCCATCAACTGCGTCGGGAGCGGAGTGGCGTGCACGCGCACCGGCAGCGCCGGCACCGTCACCGCGTCCGGCGGCGGCGGAAGCGGAACCGTCACCTCCGTTTCGGTCACCACGGCGAACGGCGTCAGCGGCAGCGTCGCGACCGCGACCACCACCCCGGCCATCACGCTCACGCTCGGCGCCATCACCCCGAGCAGCGTCGTCTCCGCGGGGTCGGTGACGGGCTCGAACCTCAGCGGCACGAACACGGGCGACCAGACGAAGACGTGCGGCGCTGGCACCGCGCTCACCACGCTCGCGGCTGGGACGGGCTCCACGTGCACCGCCCTCGTGAACGCCGTGGAGGTCACCGTCTCAATGCCCGCGGACGGAAGCGGCTGGGCGCAGACCGTGGTCACCGGGCAGACGTGGGTCGCCGCGACCACCAAGCTCACCTGTCAGCCGTTCAACGACGGCGGCGACAGCAACAACACCGACGAGGTGTACAGCCTCGCCGCGTTCGCCACCACCGTCAGCGCCCGCGTTGTCGGGACCGGCTTCACCCTCACTGCCATGTCGCTGTTCGGCGTCACCGGCACCTTCAAGTTCCACTGCACCGGAGTCTGACCATGCGCTTCGTCCTCCTCCTCGCCGTCCTCCCCGCCGTCGCTCTCGCGCAGGGTATCCCGCTCAAGTCGGGCGCCAGTTCCGACCTTGCGACGGTGGACACGAACAAGAACCTGCGTGCCACCGTCGGCGCCTCGACGCGTGCGACGTACCGCTGCACGGCCACGGGCCTCGCGACGACGGCGCTCTACTCGATGCAGATCAACGCCGGCGCGGTGCTCGGGTTCAAGCTCGCCAAGATCTGCATCGGCACAAGCGCCGCCACCGCCGCCGCTCTTCAGACCGTCACGGTGCAGCGTCGCACCACCGCCTCGACGGGCGGCACCACGGCGGCGGCGGAGGCCACCACAAGCCCGTCGATCTCCAAGATGAACCCGGCGTCCTCTAACTTCTCGGGCGTGTGCACCGTCACCCCCACGCTCGGCACGGCGGGCCCCGTGCTCGACGGCTACGGCTGGACGGTGCCGGAGATCGGCGCGGGCGCGGCGGACCCCGGCACCGTGCGCGCGCAATGCTACGAGTACGGCGACGACGGCGCGCGGCAGATGCCGACCGTGGTGGCCGGGACGACCAACGGCATCAGCATCAGCGTCACGGCGGCTGGCGCCGGCGGCCTCGCGGCGGGCAGTATCACCGCGACCATCATCGAGGAGTAGGATTCACCTATGGCCGCGCGCAAGCCTTCCAGCTGGGTCAACTTTCAGGACTTCCTCGGGGTCAACCGCGACTCGGGGCAGGCCATGGCCCAGCGCGTCAGCGGCAACGTGGGGGAAAAGGCTCAGGGCGCAAGAGATGCGCTCGGGTCGGCCGCGAGCGACGTGCAGCGCGCCACGTCCCGCGCCGGACAGGGACCCGTTCAGGCGTCGAGCTCGGCCGACGCGGCGATCGGCGCGCAGAAGGCGACGTACTCCGGCCCCGAGTCCCTCGACGCGGCGAACACCGGGCTGGCCGCGCAGATTGCCGACGCGCAGTCGCGGGTCGCGCGCGCGGGCACGGCCGGCGGGCAGGCGCAGCTGCTGGGCGAGACGTACGGCAAGTCCCGCGGCCCGGCCACGGTCGGCGGCGGTGCGCTTGACTCGGCTCTCCTGAGCGGCGTGGGCGGCGTGCAGGGGCTCCAGACCCAGTTCGGCAAGCTTGGGGACGAGTACGCCACCGCGCAGAAGACCGCCGCGGGGCAGGTCGCGGGCGGGCGGGCGGCGGCGAAGGCCCAGCAGACCCAGTGGGACGCGCTGCGGCAGAAGCTCGCGGGCGAAGAGGCTGCCCGGGGTGACGCGGCGCAGCAGGCGAACGACAACGCGGCCTTCGAGGCGAAGTGGGCCGCGGCGCAGGGCTCGAACACGATCGACGAGGTGAACCGCGCCTTCGGCTCCCTCAACAGCATCATGAGCCCCATCACGCAGGTGGCGGAGAACACCGGCAACCGGGACCCGATCGCGGACTGGGGCCGGCAGCTCATCGACCCGAACGCGGGGAAGGCCTCCGGCGCGACGCGTGGCCAGAAAATCTGGTGGCAGCCGCAGCACAAGGCGGTTTACCGCCAGATGGACCCGGCGCAGTGGCAGGAGCTCAACAGCCTGCCGCCGCAGGCGCAGCAGGGGTGGCTGGAGCAGCGCCGCCGGGAAATCGAGACGGGACAGCCGCATCAGCGGTACGACGCCACCCGGAACTTCGGGACCGACCCGCACAAGTACCTCTGAGGAGCTGACCCATGTGGGAAGTCGCCGGAAGCCTGATTGGCCAGATGCTCGCGCAGGGCAAGCACGACGAGGTGCGTCGAATCCGCGAGGAGGCGATGGCCCGGTACGGGAACACGTCGCTTTCGTCCCTCGAAGCCGTCGCGAAGGAGAAGCTGGGGCCCACCGCGCTCTCCGGCGTGTCGATGGACCCGAAGTACAAGAGCGCGCAGGACGCCGCGCTCGAAAAGCTGATGGGCATCTCGAACGCGGAGGGGATGGACGCCCAGTCGGTCGCGAAGCTCGACGCGGCGAAGATGGCCGGGCTCGGCACCGCGCGCGGCCTCGAAGGGGCGGCGGAGCAGGGGCTCCAGCGCCGCGGGATGCTGGACTCCGGCGCGGCGATCACCGCCCGGACGGGTGCGGCTCAGGCGGGCATCGATCGGGCGTACCACGGGGACATCGCAGCCGCCGGCGACGCCTCCGAGCGGGCCCTTCAGGCGCTGATGGCGGGCGGCTCGATGGCCACCCGGCTGGGCGAGGCCGACCTCGCGCAGAAGAACGCGGTGGCGAACGCGGACGACCGGATCGCGCAGTTCAACCTCGGCCACAAGGGCGACGCGGAGCAGGCGCTCGTGAACGCCAAGCTGGGCATCGCCCGCGGGATGAACGGGGTGGGCGATCAGCAGGCCGGCGACGCGGAGGCGGAAGCGTCGCGGATCCAGAACACGGCGCGCGGCGTGGGCAAGGCGGCGGGGACGGCGTACAACTACATCAACAGCGACGAGCAGATCGACCCGCTCACCGGGCAGAAGAAGAAGCCGGCGGGGGACCCGTACGATCGTCAGCAGGACTGGTGACCCATGGCGAACGCGGGATGGAAGAAGCTGAAGGCGGCGCTGGGTGACGGCTTCGAGGTGCCGGAGCCCGCGATGCGCATGCCCGAGATGGACCTCACCCGGACCATGGACATGCCGGAGATGGACCTCTCGCACCCGGAGGACGTGGAGCAGACGCGCCCGCTGGTGAAGGGCTCGAACTTCAAGGTCCCGGCGGAGATGCGGTTCCCGCCGATGGACCCGACCGCGCCCGACAAGGTGATGGAGATGCCGGAGATGGACCTCCGGCCGAACGTGGTCAACGCCGGCAGCCGCGACGTGACCCAGCAGGAGCTCGACGCGAAGGAGGTTCCCTCCGACGAGCAGGCGCTCGCGCAGATGGCGGAAATCCCCCAGACCGAGACGCTGGTCGCGCGTCCGGGCCCGATGGGCAGCCGTGGGCAGCTGATCAGCCCCGACGACCCCACCGCCTCGCAGAACGACCCCCAGCTGACGACGCTGGCGATCGGCACCTCGCGCACGCACCCCAGCAGCAGCCCGTCGCTGAAGCCGGATCGCACCGCGGTGAAGCAGCTGCTGGCCAAGGCGAAGGGGAAGGCGCCGGTGGACGACCTGCCGCCGGCCAAGCCGAACCTCAACCCCGGGCTCTCTGAGGCCGACATCAACACCACAGGGCCCGCCGAGGGTCCGTCCTTCGCGGAGGCGTTCCCCGCGGGCCCCCCGCCCAACCCGGAGGACTCCACGGGCTTTGCCGCGGTGCGTCGGCCGGTGGTTCCGCGCCCGGGTTCCATCCCGGCGCAGGTGGGCGCGGCGATCACCGGGGCGACCCCTCCCGCGGCGCCGCTCGCCCTCTCGGAGCTGGAGATGGCCCAGCGGCGGGCTCGGATGGCGGATCGGGAAGCCCAGTACGCGAACGGGATGGGCCGGGCCGCCGACATCATTTCGGGCACCCGCCTCAACGACCACGCCGGGGAGGACATCCGCGCGGCGGGGCAGCAGGGCGTGAAGGACGTGCTCGATCGCGAGGCGCAGGGCCTCCGGGCGGCCGGGGAGCAGCGCGCGCAGGAAGACCAGACCTTCCAGCGGCAGGGCGAGCAGCGGGCGCAGGGGGCGGACGAGCGCACCCGGACGAACTTCGACATCGCGCAGGATCAGGACCGCCCCGGCACCGAGCGCGCGAAGCGGCTGGAGAACGCGGTGCGCGCGCTGTACCCGAAGGAGACGAAGTCGATGCCTCCGGGGCAGCTGTCGGAGAACCAGTGGAAGACGATGCTGGGCGAGCTCCAGATGTCGAAGGCGCTCGCTGCTGGGCGCGCGGGGTCGGGCGGGAAGGAGGAGGACAAGGAAGTCATCCAGCGCGCGAAGATGATCCCGAAGAACGCCAAGGGCATCTACGACATGCTGGATGGGCTCGACGGCGTGATTGCCGATGCGGGCGGCGCCGACAAGATCGAGGGCGTGGGCGGGTTCTTGGGGCTCGGCGCGCTTCGCCCGGGCATCACGCTGGACCCGTCGTCCCAGCGCTTCCGCCAGCTGCGGCAGCAGATCAGCAACATGACCTCGAACCAGCTGTTCGGGTCGGCGCTGTCGCCCACCGAGGCCGGCCGCTTCGACAAGGCCATCAGCGATGTGGCCACCGGCAACTCGATGGAGCAGGTGATGGGGGGTATGCGGGTGGTCCGCGAAATGACCAAGAGCGCGTACGATCAGGCGATGGCCGGCACCACGCCCGGCGCGCGGAAGCGCATCGAGCACGACATCGGCGGACTCGCGAAGCCTCTCGGCCCCGCGCTCGCCCCGAAGCCGAAGCTGGTGCGGCTGAAGAACGGCGAAGTCGTGGAAGTGGCAGACTGAAGCCATGCCCCGCCGACTCACCCGCGCACAGATTGAAGCCGAAGGCGGCGGGATGGCCGTCGAAGAGGGTCCCGGTCCCGCGCCCAAGCCGCGGCGCCTGACCCGGGCACAGATCGAGGCCGCGGGTGGTGGCGAGCCGGTGGCGGATGAGCCCGCGCCGCACCACCCCGCAGCCACCGCACCCGCCACCCTCGAAGAGCCCGGCGGGCTGTCGCACGGCCCCGGCACTGCCTTCGCCCTGAACGCGCTGGACGCCCTGTCGGTGGTGGGGCTGCCGACCACGCTGGCGATGAAGGACGCGCTGACCGGGAGCGAAGGGGACTT